GAAGTTGTCTTTGACCCATTCATGGGTTCGGGAACAACAGCAATAGCCTGTATCAACACGAAGCGCAACTACATTGGTTTTGAATTGGATACCTCATATTATAATATAGCAAATAAAAGAATACAAGATACAATATCTAACATCTCATAGATGAAGCATTTGGCTGTAAAATATAACAAAAAAGGAGAACAACAAAGAATGTGACAATCCTTGAAAGTAAAGCCGTTTCTTATGCAAAATGGTGTATAGAACCAGACAATAAAAAAGTTCCAAAGTATGTTAAGAAACAATGTGAAGCTTGGCTTAATATAGTTTACGGCAAAGACATTGAAGCTTTTGCAGACGATAAAATATTCAATGTTATTTGCAAACTGTTAAAGTTGATTATACATCCGGACCTAAACAAGCCGTTATATGACTGCATGGAAGAATATGCGTGGCTGTTAATCGTTGCGGTATTCTGCACGAAAAGCAAAGCAGACGATACACGCTATTACAGAACGGCGCTGCTTGAAATATGCCGTAAGAATTTTAAGACTTTTTATTCAGGGGTTATTTTCATAATCGGCATGCTTACAGAGGGTAAGTTCTGCCGTTTCTTTTCTGTTGCGCCTGATTTAAAATTATCAAAAGAATTGCAAGTCGCAATAAAAAAGATTATCAAATCGTCTCCTGCACTTAATGACGGCTCAATTTTCAAGACACTGCGAAGTGAAATCCGTTGTCTTGTTAACGACAGCGAGTATACTCCCCTTGCTTACTCGGAAGATAAAATGGACGGCAAGATGGCTAATATCTTTTTAGCTGATGAAGCCGGAGCAATGGACGATTATCCTGTTGAAGCAATGCGTTCCTCACAGATTACGCTTAGAAACAAGTTAGGCATTATTATCAGCACTCAATATCCGAATGACAATAATGTAATGCTGACTGAAATTGATATTGCAAGGAAAACGCTTGACGGTTTTAGAAAAAATAAACGTTATTTTGCGTTACTTTACGAGCCTGACGATTATCTGTTAATCAATGACGAATGGCAGACGAATGACCTTGTTATATATCAATCGAACCCTGTTGCTGTTGCTTATCCTTATATATTCGAGGATTTATGCGAAAAGCGAGAAACAGCAGTCGAATACGAAAGTAAGCGAGAAAATTTCCTTTGCAAGCATAATAACATCAAATATAAGTCGCTGGGTGTTGAGGGGTATATTGATATACTCGACTTGAGGCAATGCAAAATTAAAGAAGATTTAAACTTTTGGAGAGGCAAAAGAGTACGGCTCGGACTTGACCTTGCACAGACAGATGACAACGTTGCTGTTGCTATGGTTATAGAGTATAACGGCGTTATCTATGCCAAAACGTGGGGCTTTATTCCTGCTGACAGCGTAAAGCTTAAAAGCAAGCGTGAAAATGTCGACTATAAGAAGCTTATTCGTGACGGCGTATGCTTTGCCTGCGGTGACAGGGTTATTGACTATAAGTTTGTTGAGGACTTTATTTTGCAGATACCCAAAAAATACGGTGTTGAAATAATCAACCTTGCATTCGACCGCTACAACGCTATATCGACGGTGCAGAAGCTTGAAAGCGACAGAAACCCTATTGAGTGTGTTGAAGTAAAGCAACACTCTAGCGTACTTCACAGACCGACAAAGTTATTGAAAGAGAGTATTCTTCACAAGTCATTCAGATATGACGAAAATGAAATGCTTGAATTGAATTTCCAAAATGCAAGATGTACCGAAGATACAAACTTGAACAAATATGTAAATAAAAAGAAATCAACTGGCAAGGTTGACTGCGTTGTCGCACTTATTAATGCAGTTTACTTGTTGCAGCTTGAGCTTGAAGCCCCGAAAGCATGGGGCGCACAGGTATTTTAAAGAGAGGTGAAAAAATGGGACTATTCCGCAAAAAAGAAAAAAGGGCAGACGAAACAAGCATTGTTTCTTATGAGGACAGCCTGCTGACAGCGTTGCTTAATGGCAGTTCGCAGATGATTACAAGGGAAAACGCTTTAAAAATTCCTGCGGTATCGGCTTGTGTTAATCTAATTGCTGAAAAAATAGCAGCTCTGCCAATAAAACTTTATGAAAATTCGGACGGTGAAGTTAAGGAAGTCGAGGGTGACAACCGAATTAAACTGCTTAATGGCGATACTGGTGATACAATCAATGCAGCAGAAATGCGCAAGCGGTGGGTTGTTGATTATTTTCTTGGTAAAGGTTCGTATACCTACATAGACAGTGATATTGCAGGGAAAACAAGTGGCTTATACTATGTCGATGAACAGAGTATATCTGTAACAAGTGATCCCGAACCGATATTTAAGAAATATACAATATTATGCAATGGCAAAGCATACTTTCCACACCAATTCTTGAAAATCCTCCGCAATACCAAAGGAAAAGGCATAGGAACGAGTATTGTACTTGAAAGTCCTATTGTAATGAACATCTTGTATAATACAATGCTGTTTGAAAACGGATCTGTTTTAAAGGGTGGTAATAAAAAGGGGTTTTTGAAATCCGAAACACAGCAAACAGAGCCGTCTATGAATGCTATTAAGGAAGCTTGGGCGCTGATGTTCAGCAACTCCAGCGATGTGCAGGATAATATCGTTGTGCTTAACGCTGGAATGGATTTTAAGGAAACATCATCAACCGCTGTTGAAATGCAGTTAAATGAAAATAAGGCAACCAATTCCACAGAAATATGCAAGCTGTTTTGCGTACCGCCTGAAATATTCACAGGGAACGCTACAGAACAGGCTGAAACGTTGTTTGTGAAAAATGCAATTATGCCAGTAATCAATACGATTGAAGCTGCACTCGACAGTGATTTGCTGCTCGAAAAAGAAAAAGCTACAAGGTATTATGCCTTTGATGTAAGAGAACTTACAAGGGGCAGCACAAAGCAACGTTATGAAGCGTATGAAATCGGCTTAAGAAGTAACTTCCTGCAACTTGATCAGGTAAGAAAAGAGGAAGACATGGAACCTCTCGGCTTTAATTTTATAAGACTAGGGTTGCAAGACGTATTACTCGATCCGAAAACAAACAAAATATACACTCCAAACACTAACGCCACAGCAGATTTAAGTATGCATACGGCAAAAATCGGAGAAGAAAAGGAGGATATAGATGTCGCACCCATTGAAAATTAGTAATATAAGTTGAAAGTGAGGTGATCCGATTATCTCCCATGAGCGTGGGTTAAACGCTTTATTTTTATGTTCAATTGAAAGGAAGTGATTACAACGAAAATTGAATTGAGAAGCGACAGTGTTATAATAAGCGGATATGTCAATGCCGTTGGACGTGAAAGCCGTCCCATAAGCTCACCAACAGGAAAATTTGTTGAGCAAGTTGAACCGGGAGCATTTAAGACAGCCTTAACACGTGCAACTAATGTTGATTTACTGCTTAACCATAAGACGGAAAAGAAACTCGGAAGCACTGCAACAGGTGAATTAAAGCTTGAAGAGGATAACATTGGCTTAAGAGCCGAAGCTGTTGTTCGTGATGCAGAAACCATTGAAAAAGCACGCAAAGGTGAATTGCGTGGTTGGAGCTTTGGGATGTACGTCAACAAAGCTGAAATCGAACAAAGAGCCGAAAAAGTCCCCAAAAGGCACTTGCAGGACATTGATATTTTCGAGGTATCAATTATAGATACATCTTGTCTTCCGGTATATGCAGGAACAAGCGTTGAGTGCCGTTCCGAAAGTGATGTAATGGCTGAAACTCGTTCCAATGATGATGAGGTTGAAACGGTTAATAAGATACCGCCTGATTTATCGGAGTATGAGAAAAGAGCGTATGCAGTGGCTTTAAAGCCGTATGAAAGCAGGCTTGCAGAATTACGGTACAACCCATATCACGACCCGACAAGTGGGCGTTTTACAGGTGGAAGCGGAAGTGGGGGGGCTGTTTTGCACGTTGGGAAAGGCGAAAAGGGCAAGGGAGTTTATGTTGTTGACGGTGGGGCGTTTCAACACGGTTCAAATGCGGAACTTGAACAATCAGAGAACATTAAGCAAAAGTTCTTGAATAAGGGGCTGAGTAGCAAAATTGAAGGCATTAGGAGAAAAGCAGAAAAAGGCGAAGGAAATTATGAGTTTAAAAATGCTACAGCAGTTTCACCAAAAGAAGCAGAAAAATTTATACATAATTCAAGAGTGCATGAGCATGATGGGGAAACACTGATTGAGGGTTATTCAAGCAACGGCAATCACGGATATTACGCAAATAAAAGTGATAGTGCCGAAATACAAAGCTTACTTAATATGCGACATAAGGATCAAGATACAACGATAAGGCGACATGATTTTTCAAGTGGGGTAATGGGAACAACAGCAACATATGAAAAATGGAGGAAAAACAACACGAAAAAATTCTCGGATTATTGGGAGGGTTCTTCAAATAAAACAGTTGAAAGTCTACGTGCTATACCAATAGAAGAATATGAGCAAAGGCTATCCGAAATCAATAATTAACGTCTTACAACCGTAAGGCGATTTTTTATATCCAAAAACAAAAAAACAACCAAATTTAAGGAGGAAAACCACATGAAAACAGCAGAATTCAGAGCAGATACAATTAAGTCACTGACAGAAAAGAGAGCAGGACTTGTAGCAGACTTGCAGGCAATTCTTGACACTTCCAAAGCAGAAATCAGAGCGTTTACAGAGGAAGAAGACACAAAGTTTCAGGACATTGAACAGCAGATTAAGGACATTGACAGCACTCTTGCGGCTGAAAAGAGAGCAATCTCAATTCTTGCAGTGCAGGGGAAAGCGGACACTGTTGCAGGCGTAGCAGAAACAGACAAGTCTAAGGCGGAAGTAAGAGCGTTCATGGACTATGTTAATTCACAGTGCGGTGGTAGAGTATCACCTGAATACCGTTCAGGCGAACAGAATATCACCATGTCTAACAACGGTGCTGTTATTCCGACAACTATTGCGCAGATGATTATTAACACAGTTAAGGAAATGTGCCCTATTTATGCAAAAGCTACAATGTTTGCAGTAAAAGGCACTCTTAAAGTTCCTGTTTGGGGCAACGCAAACACAACTCACAATATTACTGTTGGCT